TTGCAATTGTATTTCCACCATCTTGTTTAAACTGTAATTGTGGATTATCATTTTCGTTATTGTTGTCTGTATCAGATTCTATTATGACAACCGCATCACCACTTGTTTCAGATGATATATGCAATAAACCACTCGGGCTTGTTGTTCCAATTCCTAATTTACCATCAGATGTCAAACGCATTTTTTCAGAAACACCATTAGTTTTAAACAACATATTTTTAGTAGAATCTATTGAAATAATAGCAGATGTAATACCACTATTTCTAAATCTTATTTGTGGAGTATCATTAGAATCATTTATTGCCACTTCTGCATCAATACCAGAAACAACTAATGTTTTATCTGGAGCAGATGAACTACCTATCATTACGTTATTAGTAGTTGTGTTTCCATTATCAGTAACCCCTTGCAAAGTTTCTGAATGCCCAGCTTGACCATCTACATAAGCCTTAATACTTTCACTTGTTGCTAAACTTGTAGCACTTGCAGTTGCAAAAGTATCATCATCAATATAACTACTAATTGCAACACTACCAGAATCAATACTTGTTGCTGTAATATCAAAACCACCAACAGTTCCTTTTGTTTTATTTTGGTATTGTGCTGATAAATCATCTTGGTTAATAAGTAAATATGAGCCATTATCAATATCCTCATATAATGGAGTTGATGAAACACTAATTGTTGTATCTGTTGAGCCTTGATTTGATGTAACTGTTAATGGCAATATAGTATCATCATTACTATTTATTAAATTAAAAGTATCACCAGTTTTAAAAACAGCTGTGCCAATAGCTTCAATTGGAACTGAGCTTAATGATTTTTGATCTTTTAATGTTATGTAAGTAATATTCCCAGTAAATGTTGTTCCAGCTTGGAACTTAATTAAACTTGAGCCTTCACAATCTAAATAAATAGAGTAATCACCAGAAGATGTAATTGATTGACTTGTTCCAGTTGTTCCAGCTTTTACTAATAATGTTCCAGCTGTAACCTCAACTTTAAAATTTACTTGATATGTTAATCCTTGAGTTAATACCGATTGTGTTAATTCACTCGTTGAGCCAGTTGCAGCAAACTTTGCTTTTTTTGCTGTTGTATCAATACTCCAACCAGTTCCCAATGTCCAGCCAACAGCTGTGTTAAAATTACCATTAACAGCAACATTAGAGCCAGTTGCTGGAATAGTTGTTCTTATATATGCTAATGGGCTGTTTTGTGATAATGCTTGTACCATTGGACTTGGTGACATTCCACTTGATGCTGGTGAGCCACTTTGTGAGCCTCCCATGCTTCCCATTCCATTGGATTGTGTTGTTGTTGAAGGAACATTTCTAATTATTTCATAACCCTCATAATCCCATTCATCTAATAAAGTATAAAAAGAGCCTCTTCTAAAGAAATATTCTGGATCAGTTCCATCTCTTGTTTCTCTTAATTTACCAATTGGATTTACATATCTTGGTCTTATTGTACCACCTTGATCTTCATTTTTATTAGCAACACCAACAGCTAATCTCATTGATGGAGAAATAATTATTTTAGTTTGTCCACTAAAAAATTCATCAATTAAAATTTCAGTAAATGTCTTTGTTCCAGTTAAAACACCTCTTCCCCATTCACCACTTGGCTCAGTATTTACATAAGTAGAGCCATTAAAAACTTGTAAGCTACTTGGAGCAAACTCTAAAGAATCACCCCATAATAATGTTCCAAAATTATATTGTTCAGAATTTTGTTTTGCTTGAGTATTTGAATTTATAACATTAAAAGTTTCTCCAAATGATGCGCTTTGTGTATTGTTTAATGTTTGTAATAATCCAAGAAATGGTGATGTTGTTGCAAATCTAATGTCATTAGCTACTGTCCCAGCATTAAAACCAGCTGGATTATTTATTGAACTTATAGTAACTTGCCCTTGTGCATCTTGTAGAGTATTTGACCAACTAACTGTACCAGATAAATTTGGAGGAACTGTACCAGTTGGTAAATTTTTTGCAACAGAAGGATTTCTCATTCTTTGTGGAGTACCATATCCACTAAAATTAAGATAAAATGAGCCAGGATTAGAACTGCTTGTTCCATAATCTTCTATATCTAAAAAGAAACTCCATGCTCCAGACATTGAGATTGCATTGCCATTTTCATCTTCAAATGGAATTTGTTGTTCAAATCCAATATGTGCAGTAACAACAGCCAATTTTGAACTGATAATATATTTTGGGGATCTATTTCCTAAAGGGGTCCAAGTTGCAGAATCTACCCAAAAATAATTTCCAGTTCCAGAATCATATTGTAAATAATATGTTGTTATTACACCAGTATTTTCATCTTCTTGTGCTGCATAAAAGTTAAACTTTATAGAACACCACCATCCATCACTATGACCACCATTTTGAAAGCTTGGAGCATTAGAAAAATCCCATGTCCAATCCAAAGGAATTGATAAATATAAAAAATCAGCTGCCGAAGGACTGTTTATTGTGCCTTGAAAAACCTCTTGTGTTGGCGCTGTTGAGCCAAAAGGAAATCCTCCAAAAACACTTTTAGATGAAAAGCTTAAAAAATCAGCATTTACTTGTTTTATTATAGGTAAATAATCATATTTTGTTCCAGTAAGTTTGCTTATTTTATCATTTTCTATTGTTTGCTCATATCTTGTATAATATGTATCACCTAAATGATTTTGGCTTCCTTGATATGCACCAGTATTAGAATATAATCTTGAGTTATTATTAACTGGAGTTGATATTGTTCCAGTTTCAGATGTAATATATTCTGGTATTTGAACAATCCAAAATTCATGTTTCCAATAAGTTATTCTTGCACCCCAATGCCTTAATAGTTCTTTTAAAACATTATAACAATTATCTGGATAAAAAACACCTTGGTCATCTTTTCTATGAAACATAGACACAGCACACTTTGTTTTATGTAATGGATCAGAACTTTGCCCAGTTGCATTCATTTCTCCATTATACCAGTTTACAGATGTTGTAAACCCATAGTTTTGTGATGCTCCTTGATTTGTTAATGCAGCACCACTTTTTGCAAGTATTTCTCTAATCCAATAAATATAAGTTGCTGGACCAAAATACATATTTTCTTGAGCATAATTCCCTTGCACTCTTTCTTCAAATGGAGGACTTCCACCAGTAACACCTAAATCGACAAAATCAATGTCTTTTAACAATGATAAGCCATCAACAAATTTTAAATGCTCTTCATAAGGAAAGTATTTATCAACTCCAGAGCCAATATCCATAACCAAAAAACCACTCCACAAAGGAGCAACAGCAGATGAGCCAGATTGTGTGCTTCTATATATATGCACATAAACTTGTCTTTCTTGATAATTGTTTCTTAAATCATCAATAAATAAAGAATCTAAATAATTCTCTACTAAATATGGTATTTTACATGATGAACTTATTATTGGTGAAAACCTATCCTCTTGATCAGTTTCATATTCTATAACTGGACCACCAGCTCCCATTACTAACTCCAGAGCAGAGCCAGTATAATCTTCAAGAAAGATTTCTAAATAATAATCTAAATTGTTGTTACTTTTATATGATGAAAAATACTTTTTTCCAAATGCCATAAATTATACAGTTCTTAAACGATTAATCCCACCTCTTTGATTACTTATAAATATGTCGTTTCCACTTATTCTACCATAAACCTCTACTTGCTGAACACCACCAGCACCATTTAACATTCCTTTTAATTTGTCTAATGGAGCAACCACTTCTGGATTTGATGCTGTTGTTCCAGCACCCTCACCAACTAAAGCCATTGTTGGACCAGTAACTAATCCACCACTTGCTAATCCTAATATAGATGTTTTTGCAGCTGAAAAAGCATCACCTAATGAAAACCCTTTCCCACCTAATAAAAAATTGATTGCTGTCATTACAGCTAATTGTATCATAAGTTGTTTTAATGCCTTTTTCATGTTCTCTATAAAAGAACTAAAAAACCCTTCTTGACTATTAGCAGCTCTCATCATAGAGTTAAACATAATATCACCAAATAATTCTGTTGATGCATTATATTCTTTTTGTGCTTGTGACAATTGTCTTAATGGAGCCTCTACATTTTTTAATTGATCTGGTATTTTAGCAAGTTCTTCATTTAATTTTTGTACTGGCAATGAATCCATTGCAGCAATAAATGTTTCATCTGTTCTTGCTGTTTTACCTTTTGGAGTTGTTTTTTTTGCTGGTGGTTTTATAAATGGTATTTTACCAGCTAACATTCTATTTCTTATGTCATTTGGATCAGTTTGTGCAATGTCTTGCATTAAGCTAAAATCTAATTTTTTAACTTCCTCGTTAACTCCAAATATTGCAGTTTTTAATTTCTGAAATCCTTTTCTTGTATTATCAACAAAACCATCACCTTCATCTAATTTTATAAATAAGGCTGCTAAAGCTGCAACAATACCAACTGGTCCCATTATTACAGCATATAATCTTGGAATAAATATTATCAGTTTTTGCACAACACTTAAAAATGCAGCAGCAGCTTTAAACAATGGACCAAATGCAGCAGTAACTAAAGCAATGTTGATGGCTAACTTTTTGTTTTCATCACTCATGCCTCTTATTCTGTCAACAACACCTTTTAATGTTTTTATAATATCACTTGCTAAAGGCAATAATTCTTTTCCAAATTGTTGTCCTAATTCCTTTACACTTTCTTGTAAACTTCTTGTGCTGTTAGCAACTCCATCAATTGTGTTTAAATAATCACCTTGAGCATTTGCACTTTGTTTTATAACCTCATTAAATCTTATTTGTGTTTTTTCAACAAGTGTTAATTGATTAAAATTTTTACCTAAAGCCTTAAAAAACTCTGATTGCTTTAAAACATTCTCAGTTACGTTAATTCCTAAATTTTTAAGGGCTTCTGTTTCACCAGTAAATATGCCTTTTAATGCAGTTTGTGCTACATCAATTCTTACGTTTTTAAAAGATGCTAAATTCCCAGCTAAGCCAACTAACTCCGTACTCATTTCAGCAGCAGTTTTTTGTGTAATACCAATTGATGTTGATAAATCACCAAACAGCGATGCCATTTCTAAAGCTGATCCTTCTGCAATACCAAAATTATTAATTGTTGTTTTTGCAAATGCCTCAACTTCTTTAGAAGATTCTCCAAAACTTACATTAACTTTATTTAATGATTCCTCAAAATCAGATGCTAACTTAACAGCTCCAGCTCCCAAAGCAACAATAGGTAAAGTAAGATTTGTTGTTAGCTGATTACCAATTCTATTAGCATCTCTACTCCAGCGACCTAATTTTTTCTGAGCATTTTTCATTGACTTGTCAAAGCCTTTGAAATCAGCTCCAAACATTACAGTCAATTTACCAACTAAACCTAATCCCATTTATTTGTTATTTTTATGTTCTGACATTTTTTTAACATATTCTGCCTTTGCTTTTAGTTTTTCGTAATCTATTTTTTTACTACTTTTATCCCATTCAAACTCTATCAAATCAGTTGGCTTTAACCTTTTGCCTTTTGACATTTGTATGTTTAACAACAAAGTTGTTTGCCATCTTGTTCTTTCCCAATTGCCTCTTTCCCTAATATTCTCAAGCTCATAAAAGCCATCTAACTTATTCCAAAAATGTTTAGGCAAGTAATCATAAAACTCATTTACTCCCATGCCTAACTGTCCAAAAGCAATCTTCTCTAATTCTCGCCAAGAGAGTTTATTTTCTACTTCTTGGCTTTCTGCTTTTTTTCAGTATTGCCTCCCATTTGTTCAGCTAATATTTCCATTGCTTTTCCTATGCAATCAAAATCATTATCTATTAAATCAGCCAAATCATCAATACTTAATTTAAACTCTTGTTTTGCTGCTCTATGTCCATCCTCAATGCCACAATATATTAAATTTAAAGCACCATCTAATGTCATGTCCACACCAAGTTTATCTAAATCTTGCAATGATGTATTTGTTTTAGATGAATATTTTCTCAAAGCATTAAAACCAAACTTAATTGGCAGTTTTTGTTTGTTTATTTCTATAAAAGTATAATTCATTTTTTTGTTTAGTTTAGTAAGGATTGGAGCAATGGTACTAAACAAAAAGTACCAAAGCTCCTCACCTAATTTTTTAGTTTATTGTCTGAGTTAATTCACCAGTTCCCTCAATTGAAAGAGAATAACTTGCAGAATCTTCGGTACCGCCAGTTATACTTACAGATGTTATATAACCAGATCCAGAGTAACTTATATCATTTGATGATGTATCTCCAAAAATAAATGTTACAGCTTGTCTTGCGTTTAAAACATTAGTTTCTAAAACATCATCAATACCATCAGTTAAAGCTGATCCACCAGCATTTGTCCAAGCATAAGCTCCATCAATATCAATTGAAAAATCTCTTAATCCTTCTAAAATTTCTTTATATCCTCCAGATTCTTTGTTTGTAATTTCTCTTGGTGAATGATTAACATTCAACGTACAGTTTTGAGCAAATGCAACAAGATTATTTGTTCCAGTGCTATAAACTTTTATTTCAGTTCCATTTAAAATAGCCATTTTTTTTCTTTTTTATATTAATTAATTATTTTCTTCGGCAACTTTTTCTT